GGTACCGACTGCCTCTGCACCGATGGTGAAGGGCGATCCGACCTGGCCCTCGCCGTCGAGCGAGAACTTAGGCTTGTAGAGGACCGAGGCCTCGAGGATGGTGCAGACGTCTGGGCCTGTGACCATGAAGTTGGCCGAGCCACGGAGTGTCTTGCGGTGGATGGTGTTCGCCACGTCGATGACGGTCTCGATGAGGGTCTCGTACCACTCGCGGACGGTACCTGTGAACTGTGGACCGATCTGTGTGAGCGATGCGTCCATTGTCTGGCGAGCGCCTGTCACCTTGTTGACGAAACGACCTGGCGAGCGGCTCCAATAGTAGTTGGCGCCGTTGGCCTGCGACACGAGGTCGTTGAGGATCTCGCGGTCGATCTCGAGGGCGATCTGCTCCGAGAGGATCGAGGTGAGCTCAACCTCTGCGTCCATCGAGTGATAGGCGTTGAGGTCCTGTGCGAGCTCTGGGCTCCACTTGGCGCGGAGCTTACGGGTCTCAGCTGTGATGCTGATGGCCTCGATCTTGATGTCGATCTCGGGGATGACAGGCGATGGTGTCGCGCCGAAGTCCGATTCGAACGATGGGACGGTGACTGTCGAACCAACTCCCGAGTCGACCGAGAGGGCCGTCGAGATCGAGTACGAGTAGTCGACGAGCGACGACGAACCTGAGAGGAGAGCGCCGTTTGCTCCCTTGACGAGCGTGAGGACGTGGCTGCCGTTGAGTGCGTCTGGTGTGAAGACGCCGGCGCTCCAATTACCGCGTTTGTTGAGGCGGCGGAGGTTGAGGACGCCTGTTCCGCCCTGGAATGTCTCGCCCCAGGCTGTACCTGGACCTGCAACACCCTGGAAGACTGCAAGCTGGTTGACAGCAAGCTTATCCATGTTCGTGACCGAGCTGATGTCGATGACTGCGAAGGCTGCGTCAAGAGCGTTCGTAGCGAGTGCGTTCTCGACCTCTCCGTCGAAGTCGGCGAAGCGGGCGTTCGAACCGCTGAAGTCTGTGTCCGACTTCATCATGCCATTTGCTACCCACGCGCCGCCGGCTCCTGACCATGCACCAACAGCTGTGAACGAGGTGTTTATGACAGAACCTGTCACGCGGCTATAGCCGGTGTTGACGAGGTCGTACATACCACCAGTTGCAAGCGATCCGCTCTGGACGCCTTTGCCGGTTGGGTTGTTGTAGAGCGACTGACCGCGGGTGTATGTCGAACCTGTTTCGCCGGCTGGCTGACCAACGTTCGAACCGTAGGTGTAGTCGAGATAGAAGATGAGACCCGAGGGGAGGCTCATTGGCTGGATCGAGACGAGCTCGTTTGCCACGAGACCGCCGAAGACTCTGCGAACGATCGGGAATGCGATGTTCGAGAAGCCCTGGATCTGACCCGAACCGGCGAGGTTTCCGCCGCCGCTCGAGAGAGCATTGCTCTCCTTGAGGACCTGCGCTGCCTGGTTCTCGAGGAGCTGGGCCATGACCTCGCGGCGTGTGCCGTCGAGACCGCGGAGGAGACCTGTACGGCTCCACTTCTCTGTAAGACGGGCGCGCTCGGCGCCGACGTGCTTCTCACGAATTCCCTGAGCAAGCTGCTCAAGACTAAAGTGCTTTGACATTTTCTTTTTCTCCTAGTTGAGTTGGTTTATTTGAATCATTTAACAATGCCGGCGAGGCGGGCCCAACGGTCTGACTCGAAACCCTCGTTGAGAGTGTTCGTAGCCGAAGCTGGACGTGCCGGACGAGACGAAGAGCCGATGACGCCGCGATCAGCCGACTCGGTGATCTTGGCTGGTGTACCTGCGAGGGTCTTCACGAGGCTCTCGTACACGAGCTTGACTTCACGTTCATTCTTTGCCTCATCGAGTCTCTCAATGACCTCGGCCTTCTGGCGCTTGGTGAGGGACTCATTCTGGAGGAGTTTGTTTGTGAAGAGCAACTTCGCGTTGAACAGATTCGTTTCTGCCAACTTATTGCGGAGATCGGTCTCAACCGCTGACTTCTTGGCGCCGTCATTGAGGGCGGCTCCTTTGCGGGTAGCCTCTGCGAGCATACCCTTGAGTCGTGTCGTGCGAGCGACTGACTCGTTGAACTTGGTTGCGTAGAAGTTATAGGCCTCTTGCATCTTCTTCGCCTGCTTCTTGGCCTGCTGCTTCTCTTGCATCTTCTTCGCCTGCTGAGCCTTCTTCTGGGCCTCAGTCTGCTTCTTCTTCGCCTGCGTGGCCTTCTTCTTAGCCTCGAGCTGAAGCTTCAACTCGGCGTTGATGCGGCGGCGGAGAGACTCAGGCATGCGATTCTGCTTGTTTGTCTGAGGATCGTCGTTGCTGTGGTCTGTGGCCTGATGGTAGCTCTGCTCCATCTCGTCCATCTCGTCGACTTCACCATAAGCCTGCTCCATCTCGTCCATCTCATGGTAGGCCTGATCAAGCTCGTCCATCTCGTCGAGCTCGTCTTTCTTCTCGTCTTCAGCATCGGCCTCGTCGACTTCCTTCTTCTCGTCGTCGTCGCCCTCCACTGTCAGCTTGACGTCGACAAAGGGATCACCGAGATCATCGTCTTCGAATCCGTCTGCAACTTCACCAGGACCGTGGCCCTTCTCGGCGTTCTTTGGCATGTCGGCGGCCTCGCGGAGGGCCTTCATGCGAGAGATCTCACGACGAAGCATTCCCTCGTCGATCTCGACAACAACGTTGTCTCCAAGTCTACGTGATTCCATCTTATCCTCCGAACCTTCTTCTGAATCTTCATCTCCGCCGAGGTCGAGGTCGTCTTCTCCGTCTTCGTCAGAGTCTTCGCTTTCTTCACCCTCTTCTTCACCACCGAGGTCGAGGTCGTCACCGCCCTCTTCCTCGCCGCTCTCCTCGTCTTCGCCTTCCTCACCTGTGATGAGGTCGACTCCAATTGAATCAAGGTCTAACTCATCGGGCATTCCGGTGAGCTTAAGTGTTACGTCTGCTTCTGAAAGCGTGTTCTTCTTCTTCATCTTCTGCTCCATGAGCCGCTTGAGGGTTGAGTAATAATTTTCAAGAATAGACTCGAATTCATCCTTCTTGATAGAGTCCTGCATGTTTTCTTGCAAGTACGAATACGTATTCTCCACATCAGAAATGAGAGAGGAAAGTGCCTCTGCATAGCCGTTTGACTCTCTGATTATGCGGCTAGCAGATGATGCTGTGTTTATTTTCTTTCCAAGATCTCTAACTTTAGTTTCAAAAGTAGAGACAGAATTTTCAGTAACGACTAGACCAAGTGCTTTAGCAGACTCTAGACTAAGCTCGTACTGATCACCACCGGCACTGGCCTGTAGAGCATCGAGGTCAAGAGTTACTTTCCCTTCCTCGTCAGGCATTGACATGGCAGAAGCAGCTACACTGGAATCTCCAACAGAAGCGACAGGCTTCATAGGAAGATCTAATTCATAGTCAGCAGGAGGAGTCACATCCATTAACATGTCTTCTGTGTCTGCCTCAAGCTCACTCACGCCCATTTCACCAATGAGCTGATTCTCTATGAGATCTCTAATTCGGGGCGTAACTGCTTCTAGTAAAGCTCTCTTTGCGTTGTCTTCTGCAACTTCTTTGAGCTTCTTTACATCTGCCAGCGCTTCTTCGTACAATTGCTTTGTCATGTCAACTCTTTCTAATTCGATGAAGTTTAAGTATCAATTAAACAGAAGACTTTCCAAGGTTCAAATCTTTGCCTATGGTACCTGCTCCAAGTGACGTGCTTGTTGTGTCGGGCGACACTGTTCCTGTACCAGGAGCAGCAGCAACATAATTTGGCTTCAAGTCTTCAGGTGTAAGATTTGGATTTTCATCCTTATCAATTCCTAAAGTTCTGCCAGGACCAGGAGATGACAAGTCCGGGACATAAGCATTTGCTGGATCTCCTGGTTTCTTCCATTCGACTTCTTCGAGATTGGGAACAGATAATTCAGAAGTTCCTGTGTAATTTAAATTAACACCGTTAGGGAACATACCGGGATCAGCAGCTTGCTTACCGTTGGCAGGAGCAATGCCACCCACTCCATTTACTACATTTGCAGTTGCTCTGGTGACTGCTGCCGCTGCTGCTCTTGAATTATCTGAGGGCTCTTGGCCACCATAAAAAACACCTGCATCATTAGGAGCCTTCTTATTAAAGAGCTTCCAGAGAAGTGTGTTTCTCGGACTTGCATTTCCGACATAAGTTGTGTATCTACCTTTTCCTGGACCGCTCATGGCAATTCTCCTTTAAATTAATCAAATCTTTTGCAAGAGACGCTTCTTGGTCTCTTGAATTTTAGCTAGACGCTTACGAAGACGACTCTCTTCTATCTTGAGAGCCTTAATGAAGTCGATATGCTTCTCAACAGCCTTTTCACTTCCATATTCATCTGCGTCAACTTCTTCGGTATCTTTGGCACGGTCTACCGTATCTTCCATTTTACCGAACTTGGCGGCTTCCTCTTCAATTATTCTACGAAGTAATTCGCTGGTAAGTTTCATTATCAATCCTCACTATAATCTAAACCGTAAGTATTCGCTTCACAAGAAAATTTATTTCTTTGTTGGAGAATCCATGAAGGCTAAGCTGGCCCACTTAGATGCTACCTCATCTCCAAATAATTCTTCTGGATTTGTTTGAGAAACTACTTGTTCAACGAGACCGCCTCCAACAGCAGGCATGGATGTCTTTCCTTCTCCTGCTTGTAAAAATTTGGGAAGAGTAGAAGCTGCAGTATCTGCAAGTATAGATTCCATTACCTTGTTCCCCCCAGCTTCTCTTGCTATTACTTCTCTGAGATGCGGAGGAGCTTTTACTACGGATTGTCTCCTGACTGAGTCTGACAAAGATCTACTTGCAGAATTTCTTGGCGCACTGACCGCTGTTGCGCTTTGTAAAGGAGAAGATCCACTGAGACCTTCGTTTAAAATTTCTAGCAAGCATTCTTTGACAATAGACTTTAGATCTGACTTAGTTAACTTCATTTAAAAGCCTCACTTTTTAGAAGACAAGATGTCGTTTACTATACGATCAATTCTGTCAGACTTGTTGAATATGTTTCTCAATTCTTTAGAATTGATTGTGCGGCCTTCTGGGAGCATAAAAGCTCCGGGTGTTGAAGGCTCAGAGACATAATCCCAACAGATAAGCTGAAAGTCGTCCTGAACGATATGATAGTCCCCCTGCTTCTTGACAGAACCTACTCCTCGCGAGGAGATGCCGAGCTTCACTCCGCTCTCAACTAGCGATTGAAGTATCTTGCCAGATGGAGTGTCCAAAAGTTCCACAGTGCCATAAACGACTCCCTTGTCAAGGTAAGCCTCTTTTATAACGTGTGACACATTTTTAAGATTGACTACGGAAGAATCCGGATGGTCCAATTCACCGAGGGCGCGATTCTCAGCGATGAACTTTTGATAATTACGAACTTCTCGCTCGAGAACAGCCATTGGATAGATACGGCCGTTCTGGTTGAGGGTGTCGGCCTTCTGAAGAATTCCCTTCATCATGACCTTTCCATTGTTCTTCTCACGAGACTCCTTGATCATGTCGGGAGTGTAGTCGAAGACTTCATATGAATTGAGTAGTTTTAGATCCTGTGCCATCGTTATCACTCCTTAGATTCCAGCTCGTCCCTGAGCTTCGAGTAGAGCATAAAGCGTGTTACCATCTCGTCATCTACGAGATCTAGATTCTCGCTCAAGAGAGTGCTCTTGGTCTCCTGTAACTTATTCTTGAGATACTCATTAGCCTCTGTCTCATAGCTGTTTATTAGGTCAATAAGACCTGTTTTAATCTCTTGTAATTTCATTCGAATAGATGTCTGATCTTCCGAAGCCGTAGAGTATGCATATGCTTTTATAAGAGACTTCTGTTGCTCGTTAAGAACGCTATTGTACTTCTCATTAAGTTTTTTAGTCATGACTTTCATAAGAAGACGTGCAGTTCCAGAGGTGTCATCAGAAACAGTAGCATCAGCAGGCTGTGCTTTCTCCATGACAAGATGTTTCATAAGTTGATCTTCAAACTTTGCAACAGCATGAAGATCTTTGTTGCTAGACCTCCACTCATTAATAAGAGTTTGTATTGTCGCAAAAACTCTGTACTCATTCACATGTTGATCGTAGAAATTCTCGTCATTTAATATGTGGTTAATATTTCTAATCAGTATTGACTTCTCCCTATCGAGTTTCTGCTGATCAAAAGAATTAGATGCATTCTTTGCTTCACTCAATATAGAGGCAGCAGTATGCTCAGAAGAAACAGTAGTCTTTGCTAAAGCGTTCATGAGCCTAAACTCTTTGTAGATTTCTGTTCCAGGCTTAAAATGACGCTTAAGAATTTTTAAAGCATCAGCAGACTTCTTTTTGTCGTCATCTATAATAGACTTAGAAATTGATCTCACTAGGAATTCGTAGATGAGGAGGCTGTTTCTTCTCTTATTATGCTTCGTTGCTGACATTTCAGTTGCTCCCGTCGTCTATTATGAGGACTTCTCTGTGTTCGCGTGCGTCTGCCTCATCCAAATTATCTGACTCGGAGAGGACTTGTGTGTTTTGTTCAGAATTTTTCATAATATTTTGAAATCTTGATGAAAGAGACATGTTTCGAAGAGTAGAAACTACATCGTTTCCTATGGGAGTCTTGTAGATTTCTCTAGTCGCAGATTCACCAAAAGGATTTCTTACGTAGGATGAAATCCATTCTTTGTCATACGGATCAGAATAACTCTTATTATCAGCCTTCACCATCTTGTTAAAGTCTGGCATGTGGGTCTTCGAAGCACCGTGGTGTCTTATTCTTGATCTGTTATAGAGAGCTTTGTCTAGCTGTCTCTGAGCCTTGACAGGAACTTCAATATCTTTTAGAGAAAACTTGACAGGGACTTCATCGTCTTCTGGGTCGTCTCCCGTAGTCAAGAGATCCATGTAGGGATTCTTTTGTCTTATATCATCACTTGCGAATAAATCTTCAGATTCTCCTTCAGCATCTTCTTCACCAGACGCTTCCTCACCACCAGACTCTTCTTCAGATTCACTGCTTTCTTCTCCGCCTCCGGAAGGTTCAGCACTTTCTATCGCCTGATCGACAAGCTTTTCTTTAAGGCGCTGATCATCAATATCTTTGCACTGGTCATCGTTGAGACCCCAGATCTCCTTGCGGATGAACTCCTTTGACATCTGGCCTTCAGGAGCGGATCCTGCGATCTCAAACTTGGCTCGCCACAACTCAAGCTTCTGCTGCTGAGCGACTGTGGATGGGTTTGACATACGTAGAGCGAAGTTCTGTAAATCTTCAGAATCAAATCCATGCGCATATAGGTGGATTATTGCCAATTTATTAAGCTCGGCCACAATTGTCTTTTGAATCACGTTGATTGTGCGTGAGAACCTGATGTCCTCCTGGGCGAGAGTTGCCTTGCTGGAGAGGGCCTCATCGTATCCGAGATAGGCACGTGGTATCTTAAGGGCTGCAAAGAGCTTCTTCTGAATGTAGGCGACGTCTTCCAC